AGCGCTTGAAATTGTGTTACCGCTTCAGCTAGCACAGGGTGATTAACACCAGATGCACCTCTGAAAGGTTCTGTTCTTCTTTCGTATTTAAAACCTAAAAGTTCTAAACCTTCTCTGTATGATTGTTCCCAATCACCTCGTGATTCTTTGTATTCGTTATATTGCTCTACAAGTTTTGTTCCTAATGGATCTAAAATTTCTTCGCCTAAAAACTCTGCTAAATTTTCAAAGTGATTGTCTCCACCTTCAGGTGATGCAACTTTCGGATCAAAAGATACTTCAGCGCCACCTTCTTCTGTCATTTCTATTTCAACAGGTCCACCTTTAGTTTCAACTTCTTCTACTTTTTCTTTGATTTCCTCTGCAACTTCTACTTCTCCTGGAACTTCAACAGTCGTTTTTGTATTCGGTAATGGTTTATCTATTGTGGCCATTTGTTATTTTACCTTGTTTTAAATAATGATTCAACACCTGACTCATTGATATCAGGCATCCTGACTATTGTCAAATTAACCTCTCCACCACCAGCTTTTTTAAGTCTGGTAAAATCTTCTAAATTCTCAATACCACCCATAATTCCCTCTTGCACATCTTTATCACCATCTACAGTAAATATCTCTTCTGCCTCTTGAAGATCAGTGCCGCCTGTTTCCATGTCTCTATCTATCTTGGCATATCCTTTAGAACCTTTATCTGTATCAAAATATATTTCTGCGCTGCCATCAGTTTGATTTACATCAACAGTAATGTCAGGTCTATCAGGATGTTTGTAACTATCAACTCTACCAGACTCACCAATTTTTTTTCCTTCTTTCATAACTTTGGCTACAACCATCTCATAAAGTTTCATGCCACCTTGACTAACAGATGCAATACCTTCTCTTATAGTTTCAGACTGAATAGGTTTTGCAATTCTACCAATAAGAGGCAATGTTGCAAACCCACCTAATAATTTCATAAAAGTTCGTCTATCCATTATGCTCCTTCTCCAAACACACCACCAAAACTTTCGTATTGATCAGCTAAATAATTTGTTTTTTCTTCTTCAGTCATACCTAAAATTTTTTCTCTTTCATCCATAGCAGCTTCTATACCCATTTTACCTAAACCTAAAGCAGTAATACCTATACCAACTGGTGTCATCATCGCGCCAACTCTACCTAATGATAAAGCTCTACCTAAAGCGTTTTGTAAACCTTTACCACCAAATCTTTTTGCTGCTTCTGGATATAGTAATTCTATTCCAACCATAGGATCAACTGTTGCATCAACAATATTTTTTCCTTCTTCTAAATTACCTTTTACAGTTGCGCCCGCAAAAGTTAAACCTGCTGCAGAACTACCTAGTGTAGATAATAATCCTTTTAATAATTTACCTGTGCCTTTTCTAACCGTTTTACTTAGTAAAGGTGCTGACGCTACGGCAGCCGTGGGCATTGGATTGTTTGCAGCCCAGTCAAGTAATGTTGCTTGTGAAACTTTATCATCGGTTTTAGGATCGACGAATGCGCCGATCTCGTCGTTGTATTTAATTGGAACCTCTGGTGTTTTTTCTTCTGCCGCTAATGCAGTTGCTAATAAGGGTAGAGTAGCTCCTCCTGCTAAAAGCATTCTACCTCTTCCACCAACCATGCCTGATGCTTTAGTTAAAGCTTTAAAAAATATATTGTCAGGATTTTGCTGATATAATTTAAAAAATTGTTCTGGTTTATCTAATTTAGAAATAGCTCTTGCTGTTTTTTCTCCTTCAACTTCTTTAACAAAATTATATTTGCTTTGTTCTATTTCTTTTCTTAAAGTTCCAAATGCAGGATCATTTGGATTTTTAGTATAGTTGTCATAAAGTTTATTGTGATAAATTATATTTTTAAAATAATTTTTAAGACCCTTTGTTCTTTTTCCTAAATCACCTTCACCTTTTAGTAATGATTCTTGAGGCGTAACGGCAGTTGGTTTACCATCAACAAAGTCAACATATCCTATTTTATAACCACCCGTTTTATCAGAAACTATTTTGCTTATTCTTGCTACTTCTTTTTTATAATCGTTGTAACTAATATCTCCAGCAGCGTGAGCTTTAGCAGCATCTAGCAATTGTTTGTCAAATTGTTTTTTAAATTGATTTAAAAAATTAGTAGTTCTTTCTGCTGTTAATAAATATTTTCTGGGTAGGTTAAAATCTTTAATAATTGATTTAGGTAAAGCATGTTCTAGTTGAGAGCCGGCTGTGGTAAAAGCAGAGGCTGCTTCTTCTACTGCTTTTACTGTTTTAACAGTTTTGGGAGAATATCCTTTTACTGTTAATAAAGATTGCATAAATCCAGGATCTGGAAATCTTCTTAAAGTTTTTAAAAAATCTTTAGATACTCCTGCTCTTTCTGGATTTTCTTTTATTCTAACTATATTACTTAACAAAGATTTTGGCGTGAGATTTAATTCTTTTGCTAGTTTTTTAACTATAGGAGAATCTACTTTAATTTCTGTAGTTGGTAATTTTGTTGTTTTTAATTTATTTATAATTGATTCAAATCTTTTTGTAACTTCAGGGTTTACACTTTGTTGTCCTAACTGAACGTTTTGTGTTATTAATTTTCTTAAACCAGAATCTTTAAAACCTGTTCTACTTGTGTATCCCGCAATTTTAGCTCCTTCCGGTGCATATTTTTTTGCAATTGCTCCAGCCTCTTTCATGCTATCTAAAACAGTATTACCTTTAGTATTTGCAAACTTTACAAATTCTTGTTTTGCTTTTGGATTATTTAAAATAATTTGAGCAGGAGATACACCTTTAGCTGTTGTTCCTATAACTCGTGGTCGTTTGTCTAATTCTGTTTTTGTAATTTTTGTAGGTAGTTTACCTGCAATCATATCTTTAATAACAGATTCTAAAGTTGTAGAACTTTTACCTTTAAAATTTGGTAAATATTTTTTCGTAAGTTTAATTGTGCTTAAACCACTTAAATAATCTTTTTTAAGTGCGGGTAATTTTCCCTCTAATAAAATACGATCGGCGCTTTTAAATATAGCCATTATCTTTTCTCCACAAACATTGTAATTAAACCACCATCTGCTTTATAATCACTATGTAGACCACCACCGCCACCGCCGTAAGGATTAGCACTTGGACCTCTACTACCATCATAGCCTCTAGGGTCTCTATTAATTCTAGCTTGTATACGTTGAGTCTCTGCTTTTCTAGCTGCTTCTTTAGCCACCCTTTCTGCTTCAATTTTTCTCGCTGTCTCAATAGCTTTTTTTGTAGCCAGATCCAATGCTTTTTTCTTTCCTCTTTGAAATACAAATTCTCCTAATCTAGTTCCAAGCAAACCTTTTAATCCAGTTAATACACCAAGGCCTGCTGTTTTAGTTGACATGTCATCCTCCTCTGTTGTTGGTTCACCCAGTATGCCACCTAATCCTGTTGGTAAATCTTTTCCAATAATACTATCGTCTGTGGGTCCACCTCTTGAAAATCCTACACGGCCACCGTCCGCCATATCCCTTGGATGTTTGCCAGTATTTTTAATAATCATCAACTCATCAAAAGTTTCATCACCATAAAGTTTAACACCTAATTCTTCTTCTAAAGCACTTTGAACACCTTTTGGTGCTTCTTTTTTTGGAAGACCAGTTTTTCCTTCACCTTTTACAATTTTCTCAAAATCACCCATTGGGTCATCCTTCGATAAATTAAATTCATCTAAGCCTTGAGCTTTATCTATTTCTTTTTGAAAGAACTTCATGTTTTCATCTAGCTCTTCCATTTCTTTTCTTAGCATAGCATCTTGCGTTTCTTTTAAATCAAATTTTGTTTTGATAGTTTCAATACCTTCTTGTGTGCCACCTATGATTGGTTTATCTGGATCTAAGGTTAGACCTTTTTGGTTTACAACCTTTGTTGTGTTCAAAGCTTTTTCTCTTGCTTCCATTTTAATTTTTAACAGATCAAGACCTTCAGGTTCTCTGTTCATCACAGATTTGTAACCTCTGACTAATCTGTCAAAAATTATTTTAAAATTTTTTTGAAAAGCGTCTGCTTCTTTGAGACCGAATTCTAATAACTTCTTTTTACTCATCAGTAATATGTTCTATCAACTCGAGGCAATGAATCTTCTTTTTCATCCTCCGGATGCGTTATGAACCCTCCCTGTCTAAAACGCATTATTGCTTGTGTTGTGCTGTCCACCAAATCATCATGATCACCATAAGGAAATGATGCACATTCTTCTATAACCTCTTCTGCGAATTTTTCGTCAGGCGCCCATATTACTCCGCTCTCAAACAGCGGTGCAACAGCGTTTACCCGAGCATGTTTGTCTTGGCCTTTGCTAGGTGTGTAATTTATAACAGGTATCCCCATTTTTCTCAACTCATAAGTTAATGGCATACCAGAGGCTTTTGCTTCCACAATTACCGTTTCAGGATTCCAATATCTGTATTGATCCCAGGCTTCTTTTTTTAATTCTGGAAACTCTAGTCTATCTTTAAATGCATCTAATAATATTAAATTAGCTGGACTATCTTGGTCTGGATAAAAGACTCCCCAGGTAGTAATCGCACTATAATCAGATGTCTCCTTTTTTAAAAACGCTGTATCATAGGATTGTATTATATGCTGCAGTGGTGGAATATAACCTTTGTCCCAAACTTTCCACCATTCGCGTTTGATGAGTGACCCTTCTTCTGCTGTAGGGTTTTGCATCCATTGCGCGTTCCACTTACCTAAACTTAATGATGCTTTGACAGATTCTAACTCATCTAACTTCCAATACTGCGGCCACACCGGTTTACCTGATGGCATGATCGCTGGAAACTCTATGACTTCCCACTGATCTGATTTTAATTCTTTTTGAGATTTTAATAACATACCTGTTAGATCTTTCATATTCCAACGTGTCATAACCACAACGATAGCTCCACCTGGTTGTAAACGCTGACGCGGACCTGATGTATACCATTCGTAAGCTCGCTCTAATGCCTGAACGTTCAGCGCGTCTTGTTCCGAGTGTGGGTCGTCTATGATTAGTAGATCCGCACCAC